CCATAAGTCATCCTCCATTAAACCTAGGAAGTCAACGAGCTTGTTACGTCTTGCTTGTCCAAGTGTTGCAGGGAATAAATCTAGTTGTGTTGTATACATACTATTCTCCCTTCGCTGCTTCACAAACAAACCAGGTTAAAGATACAAACGCTAAAGCAAAACATATGATAGTCATGTGAGGATTAACATCTATATGTCTCCAACCATATGTTGCAAAGAACGCTGTGGATGCTACTGATATATACTTGTTCATACTATTCTCCTAGTTAATACCAAACAGAAGTTGCTTGGTTGAATACTTTATCTCACAGGCAGAAACATATGTAAAGTTATACCCCACCTATACCCCACCCCCCAAATATATGTAGATGGGACCCATTCCCCCTTCCCCCTTGAATATGCACAAACAACTACTCAATTTACAAAACCCACAAGTCCCAAAATGGGACCTACCCCCATGCAAAAAATAAAGGGTAAACAAAAAAATTTATATAAAAAATGTTGAAAATCAAGGACTTAAGGTAAATGGGGTGTAAAGTATACTTTACATGGTTTCATTCAAAAGGAGAAAAAGGGTAAAACGAATGAAAACTAGATTGCTTTAGGATCGAAGTTGTATAACTCGGAATAGACGTTTTTAATACGAAGAAATTTAGGACCGTGTTGATCAAAGTCATCATCGCCCCGAACATAAAGAGCTAAGTGGACCATTTCGTGCAGGAGAGTTTGAAAGATAGTAATGAAGTGGCCACAAGAACCAGAACTTATTTCAATTGCCATATCAACTTCATCAAAGCAACCATATATATTAGGATTTTTAATAACACGGAACTTAACTTTGTCTGATTTAGGCATAGGAAGGGAGTTGAAAGGTGCCATTTGACACGCCATGTTGTATAGAATCTCTAAGTTCTTCTTAGTTAACGTGGTTTTCATATGGTTATTATACTAAAAAAGGTTGCGACTTAATGACAAAGTAGGTTAAAATTAAAAAATAGCTGCAAAATTAATATCATAGGTGACACAGCAACCCATGCAAACCCAAAATACTGAAGAAATTCAAATAGATAGCCCGTATGACATCGTAATGATGCCTCATATAGAGCAAAATGTCCCTATTCCTAAGAACGCACGCGAAGCACTACCTGATTTAACGAATGAAGAAGAGGTAGAAATGCTAGCTAACACCGTAAAACTTATCTCAGACTTAACTGGAGAAGAGATCCAGGCTACGCAAGAGGATATAGATGAGGCAAAGTCTGTAATTAAGACAATAATTCAAGAACCTAATAAAAAAATACATCTAAAAAAATATAAAAATGCCACATTAGCAAGCTTAGCAGGTATGGTAGCTGAGTTAGATGCACAAGTGGTAGACGAGTTGAAAGATTTAAAGACGTTTGTAGTCAATGGCCTGATCCGTGAAGCAGCAACAGCAGATAAACCTAAGGAAAGAATCACAGCTCTTCGAGCTATTGGAGATATTGATGGGGTAGATGCGTTTAAAAAACATACTGAAGTGGTCCATAAAAATATGTCGATGGATGATATAGAGACAAGACTACAAACACTTGTAGCTAAACTACAAAAACGATTGGATGTTAAAGACTCTGAAGTCATTGATGCAGAAGTTGTAAAAGATGAGTGATGAAAAGAAGGAACAAGAGAAACGGGTACTATCTCTTATTAGGTTTTTAGGAGCACACAAGCAACACTTAGCTGTAGATGAGGCAAAAGAGGTTGATGCACTATTAGAACTGACCGATGATAAGATAGTACAAGATGTAGGAAGTACTAGTTTTTTAGAATTCATACAACATGTGTACCCAGGTTATATGGTAGGAGCGCATCATGCGAGGTTGGCTAAGATATTTGAAGATATTGCTGCGGGAAAGAAGAAACGAGTTATTGTTAATATTGCACCGAGACATGGTAAGTCAGAGCTTATCTCATATCTTGCGCCAGCATGGTTCCTCGGTAAATTTCCTCACAAAAAGGTTATTATGGCGTCTCACACAGCTGACTTGGCGGTTGGTTTTGGTCGTCGTGTCCGTAACTTGGTGGGTAGTGACGCGTATAAAGGCATATTTCCGGAAGTAGAACTACAAGCTGATAGTAAATCGGCATCACGGTGGGGAACAAACTTTAATGGGGAATATTTTGCAATTGGTGTTGGTGGTGCCCTCGCTGGTCGCGGGGCTGATTTGTTTATCATTGATGATCCACACTCCGAGCAAGACGCCAAGTTGGGTAGAGCGGATGTTTTTTTGCCTGCTTGGGAGTGGTTTCAGTCTGGCCCATTACAACGTCTTATGCCGGGCGGTGCGATTATTGTAGTGATGACTCGGTGGAGTAAACTTGATCTTACTGGGCAGATTGTGAACCAGATGGTTAAGAATGACGAAGTAGATCAGTGGGAAGTGGTTGAGTTTCCAGCTATAGTTGAAGATAAAGAAGGAAATGAGAAGCCTTTATGGCCTGAGTTCTGGAGTTTAGAAGAATTATTAAGTAAAAAAGCAGCGTTAGATGTACGTTATTGGAATTCACAGTACTTACAAAATCCAGTATCAGAAGAAGGCGCATTAATTAAAAGAGAATGGTGGAAAATATGGGAAGAAGAAGATCCACCACAATGTGAATTTACAATTATGAGTTTAGATGCTGCCCAGGAGGCGAATAATAGAGCGGACTACAATGCGCTCACCACTTGGGGCGTCTTTTTTAACGAAGAAACGAATAACTATAATATAATACTGTTAAATTCAATCAAAGAACGACTAGAGTTTCCTGAACTTAAAGAAAAATGCATTCAAGAGTATAAAGAGTGGGAACCTGACTCGTTTTTAGTAGAAAAGAAATCTAACGGTGCAGCCTTATACCAAGAATTTAGACGTATGGGTATTCCTGTAGGTGAATTCACACCAGGTAAAGGACAAGATAAGATTAGTCGGGTCAATGCAGTTTCAGATTTGTTCAGAAGTGGCATAGTATGGGCGCCTGATAGACGATGGGCTAAAGAAGTAATAGAAGAATGTAACGATTTTCCAAGTGGTGCTAATGACGACCTTGTAGATAGTACAACACTTGCATTAATAAGATTCAGACAAGGTGGGTTTATTAGATTACCAAGCGATGAACCTGAAGATATACCAGGGTTTAGAAGTTCTCGAAACAGATTATATGCAATATAAGGATTAATTATGGCAGACAATATAGATAAAAGTTTAGCACAAGCTCCTCAAGGCCTAGAAGAATTAGCGATGGGTCAACCAGACCTTTCTATTGAAATTGAAAATCCAGAAAGTGTAACGCTTGATGATGGTAGTATGGAAATTACAATTGTTCCAGGCAAAGAAAAAGAAGATGAGTTTAATGCTAACTTAGCAGAAGATATGGATGAAGGTCAGTTGACTGAGTTGTCAGGTGATTTAATTGGTGAATACGATGCCGATATTAATTCTAGAAAAGATTGGTTAACTACTTATGTAGATGGTTTAGAGCTATTAGGCTTGAAAGTAGAAGACAGAACAGAACCGTGGCCTGGGGCATGCAATGTGTACCACCCCTTAATGACAGAAGCGCTGGTTAAATTCCAAGCTGAAACTATGATGGAGACATTTCCAGCGGCAGGCCCAGTTAAAACAGTAATTATCGGTAAGCAAACAAAAGAAAAAGAAGATGCTGCCGAGCGTGTAAAAGACGATATGAATTATCAACTCACGGACATGATGCCTGAGTATAGACCTGAGCATGAACGCATGTTATGGGGTTTAGGTTTATCTGGTAACTCATTTAAAAAAGTTTATTATGATCCTAACATTGAACGTCAAGTATCGATGTATGTCCCTGCTGAAGATATCGTAGTTCCATACGGTGCATCTAATTTAGAAACAGCAGAGCGTGTCACACATGTCATGCGTAAAACAAAAAATGAATTACATAGATTACAAGTTGCAGGTTTTTATCGTGATGTAGATTTAGGTGAACCCTTCTTAGACATTGATGAAGCTGAAAAGAAAATAGCAGAGAAGCTAGGTTTTAATCCTACAGAAGATGACAGATATAAAATCTTAGAGATGCACGTCAATATAGATTTAGAAAATGGTGATAGTGAAGATGGTATTGCATTACCTTACGTAATAACAATTGAAAAAGGTACGGGTACTATATTAGCT